TGACTAACTAACAAAAACATAATATGGTCAAGTTTCCCAGTTAATACTGGTGCAATGGAGAACAGCAATGAAAGAAAAGAAAATCAGCTTACCCAAGCTGGTCAAGGCATTTCGCGCTCTGCGGGACGAGCGAAGCAAGCTCAAAGAAGATTATAAGAAAGAAGATAATAGTCTTGAAGTAAAGCAAGATAAGATTAAAGAAGTCTTATTGATGCATTGTCGAGACAACGATGTCAACTCTGTAAAAACTGACGAAGGCACTTTTACTAGGACAAAGAAAGTTAATTATTGGACTAGCGATTGGGAAAACCTTCATAAGTTTATTCTTGAGCACAAGATACCTGATATTTTGCAAAAGCGAATCTCACAAGCCAATCTCAAAGAATGGTTAGAAGACGAGAAAAATAAAGGTCTTTTACCAAAAGGCTTGCAAGTGGACGCGGAATACACAATTACTATTCAAAAACCGCGAGGCACATGATGAGCGAGTACGTAACTATTAACGCTGTGGCAGAGAAGTTTAATGTAAGCATTTCTACCATAAGGCAGTGGATACGCAAGGACAACATACCTAGAAACACTTACATAAAGGTAGGCAATACTTACCGTTTCATACTTGAAGAGGTTGAAAACTCTCTCAGGGAGATCAAGCCTGACACTACTCAAAAATGGCAGGATACTTTGGCTGAAAAAGAGGACACGTTGGAGCTTAATCTGGACGATGACGTTTGATGGATAAGGTAAGTATAAAGGACCGGAAGTTTAGTTTTGGGATTCACACACAAGATGAAATCGAATGTGTGGTTGTCAATGCGAGTCCTGTGCAACGGATGTATTACGCCCATGCGTTTAACGAAGATAAGCCTCAAACCCCTGTATGTTGGTCCTCTGACACCCAACGGCCTGACGAAAATGTAATAGACAGACAGGCCACATTATGTATGGATTGCGAACACAGCGTACGTGGCAGTGCGCCTAAAGGTGGACGGGCTTGTAGATTTTCACAAAAACTAGCTGTACTTTTTGAAAACGATTATGCGGTGCATCAACTACATGTTCCTGCGAATAGTATATTTGGTAGGGCATCAAATGGGCACATGCCGTTACAAGAATACGCACGGTTTTTGAGTAAGAACGATACACCCTGTGTAAGTGTTTACACAAAGATTTACTTTGATACTGATAGTTCGGTACCAAAGCTGTTTTTCGCACCTGTTAGATCGATTGACAGTGCGGAGAACGACACGGTTGAGGAGATGGTTAATCATCCCGACACCATAAAAGCAATAACGCTTAATTTTAATGCAATGGAGAACGAAGATATGGCTGATTATTTAATCAGAAAAGTGACAGCAATTCACCCAAGACTAGACCAACCTTATGCTTGGAGCGATAGTGCGAATAAAAGCACGCCTTGCGATTTTACGGCAAAGAACGCAGCGTACAGCATTGTTTTTGAGATAGGTTATGACGATGCACTGCCTCTTATGCAAGGCATGAAAGCGGCCTACGAGAAAAAATATGAAGAACAATTAGCGGCAAGTCCACCCAAAGCACCAAAATTTAAACATAACTTTGAGTTGGTTGAGGGTTCTATCAAAGGTAAGGATGCTGTCTTTCAGGTCAAAAGCAACATAAAAGCCTCTTTTGATGGTAAGACACAAGTTAACCCTCCAAAACATTGGGATGCTAACAACAAACTGATGGATCAAGGATATCAACTTACGCGGGGAAGCATCATCAATATTAGTGTGGAGTGGTACCCTTATATCGCAGATGGAAAAAACGGTACAAGTCTAAGGTGCCGTGGAATACAAGTGCTCAAAGAAGCACCCAGAAAAGATTTTGCTTCTCCTTTTGAGGTGGACGAAGAGTTTGCCGTTGAAGAAGAGGCAAGTCCGTTTGCAGAAGAAGTTACCGCAGAACCTGCGAATGACGATGGTTTTGAAGATGAACCTGAAGAACCCAAGAAGGTGGCAAAGAAAGAAAAGTCTTCTCCAAAAGTTAAAGACGAGGACGATGATTTGGATGCTATCATTAACGAATGGGGCGATGACGATTAGTCGAGTTCGCTAGGGATAGAGAGTTGTCAATTCTCTTGAAGGGTAACATCATTTTGTGGATGGGTGAGTTACCCGCTCCCTAGCATCTTATTTTCAGGTGAATTTATGGATACCGATACCTTTTTTAAGGCGGTATTAGCAGATGCGGGACACTACTGTCTGTTTGCCGCCAACGCTTCTGCCTCTAAAAGAACGCAAAAGTTTTATACTGACATTGCTTACTTAGAGGATGATGCGAAGGAACTAGATACTCAAGGTTACGATGCCTATTTTGCATTGGCTACCTTCAAAGAAAAAGGGTCAAGAAAAGCAGATAACGCTGAGTACATGCGTAGTTTTTTCTTAGATTTGGATTGTGGCCCTAGTAAAGATTATGGAACAAAGAAAGAAGCTGTAATTGCATTACAGGGTTTTTGTAAGACACTACACTTACCTAAACCTATTGTCGTAGATTCTGGTAGAGGCGTACATGCTTACTGGCCCCTGACAGAGAACATTATAATAGATGATTGGATAGTCGTAGCAGAGAAACTAAAGAAGCTATGTCATACACACGGGTTGTTTGCTGACCCTGCTGTAACTTCTGACACCGCTCGTATCTTACGAGTTCCACTTACACATAACTATAAGACCGACCCGCCATCTCCGGTGAGGGTTATCAGTAGCGGTAAGGCCAATAACTTTGATTCTTTTGCTAGGTTGTTAGGCACGGAGTTCACGCCACTACCTACCAAGGTTGCGCCTAACAGTGGTAACGCTGTCATGGATGCATTGATAGGTAACAGAGAGTCGTGCTTTGTAGACATAATAAAGAAAACAAAAGCAGGGCGTGGCTGTGAACAGTTAAAAGTCATTGCTACAGACCAAGAGAACACCAGTGAACCTATGTGGAGAGCGGGACTATCTATTGCTAGGTTCTGTGTAGATGGCAAGAAAGCCTCTCACATGCTCTCAAAGAGACACCCTGACTATTCAGAAGAGGCCACTGAAAAGAAATTTGGCCCTATAAAGGGTCCGTATACCTGTGCAAAGTTTGATGAGTTTAACCCTGACATATGCCCTAACTGTCCTAATTGGGGTAAAGTAAAGTCTCCGATTGTTTTGGGGAACAGATTTAAGGAAGCAGACTCCGAAGGAACCACATCATATAAGTTATCCTCATTAGAGGAGGAAGAGGTAAGTAGTTACGAGATACCCGTATACCCCAAGCCGTATTTCCGGGGAGCAAATGGGGGCATCTATATGCGTATCGCAGACTTAGATGGAGACGTAGAAGAGAAACTTATTTATCACAATGACTTGTATGTAATTAAAAGAGTGGTGGACGCTGAACTTGGGGAATCTGCAGTGATGCGGTTACACTTACCAAAGGACGGCATCAAAGAGTTTACGTTGCCTCTGAGTGCGGTAACATCCAGAGAGGAGTTCCGTAAAGCGCTATCCGCACAGGGGGTAGCTGTGATGAAGATGGATGAGTTAATGAATTACACAACTACATGGATCAACGAGTTACAAGCAAACTCTGTGGCTGATGAAGCACACAGGCAGTTTGGATGGGCTAACGACAAGTACGATGCTTTCATACTAGGCAATAAAAAGGTACGTCCCACCGACATAGACTTTAATCCTCCTGCTGGCCCCACGATAGCGTTGTTCCCTGCTTTTGAACCTAAAGGATCATTAGAGGGTTGGAAGACGGCAATAAACTTCTGGAACAGGGACGGTTTTGAGTTATACCAATACGTCACTGGGATTGGGTTTGGCTCGGTGCTTATGGAGTTTGCGAACGTAAACTGTAGCGCACTACATTTACACAGTAAGGGCACTGGCGTGGGCAAAAGCACCGTGATGAACGCGGCATGTAGCATATGGGGCAACCCTGAAAGCCTTGTGATACGGCAAGTAGATACACTACACAGTAAAATGAACAGAGGCGAGTTGTACCATAGTCTACCTTGGTGCATAGACGAAGTAACTAACATACCTCCTAACGTGGCTTCAGACCTCCTTTATCAGTTTACTGACGGTATGCAACGTAATCGTATGTCAGGAAATAGTAACGTGGAGCGTGTGAGGGGCCGTCCTTGGAGAGTCATGGCGATTACAACAGGAAACACCAGTATCGTAGAGCGTGTGAGCATGGCTAAAGCAATGGCTAAAGCAGAAGCTCAAAGGGTAATGGAGTGCTACGTGCCCGATATGAAAGGCCATTTCCAATCTAAAGAAGAGACCGACACTTTTAACCGTGAGCTACAGGAGAACTACGGACACGCAGGGATAGCGTTCATACAGCATGTGATGCAGAACTTGGATGAAGTGCGAAAGCTATGTTTAGAAATACAGAAGCGTGTAGATAAGAAGGCAGAGTTAGCCGCTGAAAATCGTTTCTGGTCAGCACAGGTCAGCTTTACAATAGCAGGACTGATGATAGCCAAGAAGATAGGGGTGGTAGACTTTGACATCAGCAAGATATTTAAGTGGGCGATGGAGGTGTTAATACCTCAGAATAAAAACAACAGTATTAGTATAGATGCATCCGTATTCGATATTATGAATGACTTCTTTAGTGAACACTTTAGTAACATACTACAAATAAAGAGCACCCACGATAATCGAAAAAACCAAGGCAATGGGTTAGATGGGTTAGTGATACCTGAAGCCGTAGCCAGAGGTAGACTTGTAGCACGGTATGAGACAGACACTCAGAAGTTCTTTGTTGTTCCTAAGATATTGAAGATTTGGTGTGGAGAACAACAGATTAACTACAATCATTTGGTTAGTCAGATAAAAGAGCACTGTGAAGGCAAACGCATGAAGGCACGTTTAACAAAGGGCACCAGTTTGAACTTACCCCCGGCAGACGTTGTAGTTATGAAGTTTGCAGTAAGTACTGATGAAGATACTACGGAGTCATGATCTACATCCAGACGGAGTAAAAATAGTAGTTGAGTGGGATAGTATGCACGTAAACACTTCTATATTTGTTCCTTGTATCAATACAGAAGAAGCCAAAAAACAGGTGAAATCTGTGTTTGTACAGAAAAAATGGCAGTTTTTAGCTAAAATAACAGTAGAAAAGGGCCGTTTGGGGTTACGAGTATGGAGAACGCTGTGATACTATGCTCTTGACAGTTCCACTGTCATGCATGTTCTCCCACGCATTAGCCCCCCTTAACTGGGGGGTTTTTATTCATAAGCTTCTGACATGTAACTTCGTTGTTCTGATAACGCTCTACGCATGGCAGGGCTTAATCTTACCCCATTGTGCATAAGTGAACTTGTTCTAAAATGAGATTTTAAAGACCGTTTGATAGAAGAAGTAGAAATACCAAATTGACGATGGTCTTTATTAAACTCTCTTATGTCTTCTAGTACTTCTCTCTTCATATCGTTGTCTTTTGTTCTTACTGCTAGGTAGTACCGCTTCAATAACCTAGACCGTTGAGCACCTATATCATTATCTATTTTCTTTAAGATTAAGTTTTCTTCTTGTTTCCGCGTGTACTCTGCAGGAGCGAAACCGAAAAACTGAGCCGCTAATTCACCGGCTGTTAAATCATCTTTTATTGGGTCGCCTCTGCGAGTCACAATGCCTTCTCTTTGGTATCTACCTAAGGACTTCAGGGCATTAGCTATACCTGCAGGTAAAGCGTTTTCTATACCACGCTCTATCTCACCGTTATAAAAATCGTTACCTGCTCTGCCTATCCGTTCTACGGTGCTAAGTGCAGGACCACCAAGATAAAAACCAATAAACTCTTCAAGGCTAGGATCTTGGTTATACCTATTATCTTGTATAAGTAGTCCAGTTAATCTTATACGCGAGGCAACATCAAACCCTTCGCCTCCGGTTATCGCTGCGCTTAATTTGTTTACTCCTCCTTTATAAAAGCCTTCTCCTACATATTGTCTTACAAGAGTGTCAACATCTTCTTCGTCATCCTCAAACATAAACAAGTTAAAGAATAAACTAACTGCGCCATAGAGAGGCAAGCCTTGCACCCCTGCAAAGAATAACGCTGATAGATGCCAACCTGCTAACTGCTTAAAGGCTTCCTTTCTCAACCGTCTACCTTCTTCAGTATCAGGGAATGCATTATATATAAGTTGTTTACTTGACTTGAGCATCGTGTGATACATACGCAGTCCATAGCTTTTGTACATCATGGCTATTCGGTATAACCCCTGTTGCGTTAGTCTTGGCGATGTTTCTATGAAAGCCCCACCGTT